TTTCTTAGGGTTACAGCGCAGCGACTACTGCGCCTGGACGAAATAATAAAATAGTTTTTTATTAATTGCAAGCGCCGATATCGCCCGCGACATGGTGCCGAAGTTTCGAGCCCACGGGCAACGAGGCCGCGAAGGCGCGCAAGGCCTGGGCGTCGTTCGCTGCGCCCGTTTTTTTAGTGCTGTGCCATTGAATCGCGGTCGGCCCGTTCGCGGCATAACATCCGCCCGTGCCCGTGCCGACTTTCTTAGCTCCCGTGCCATGGGCAACGAAAACGACGACATAATCGCGCTCGCCCCTGGCGCATAAAGGCCGACCGTTTCCGCATTGGTCGCAAGTAAACTCATCGGCTAATTCGGCAGGGCAACGAACAAAGCGCACGCCCTCAACGCGTTGCGGCCATTGCTGCGCCGTATCGGCGGGCGCGGCATAAGTCGCGGGCCTACCCAGCGAAACGGCGCGCAAGGCCTGGGCGACTGTATCGCATGATGCATTGATTACGGTTTCGCCCTTCGCGGGCACGGGCAACAAAGCCGCGTCGAAATGCGAATAAGTCCAGGCGACGCCGCGCTTTGGCACGGCAACGCGCAGGGCGTCGAAATATTCTCGGTCGATCAACGTCGCGCCCGTCGCGCTTTTGGGGTGTAATGCGCACGTCGTAGGGCACGTGCTATACGTTTCGTGCATGCCCGCCCTATACGTAACGGCGATGGGGCCCGTTTTGCGATTCGATGAAATTGGTACAGTTTTCAGCATGTTTAACCCTTTCTCGCTGTATATCGGCAACGCGCCGATAAGTAACTATACACTTAATTTTTTATTTTGCAAAACAAAAGGGCCCGCGAGGGCCCAGTAGGGAAACGGCACGAGAATCAAAGGCCGCGCAAAACTTCGCGCACCTTTTCTTCCATGTCGATCTCATCGGCGACTTTCTCAGTGTCCAGGCCCTCAGCAATTGCGCTGTAATCGAGTTCAGTCACAAGGTCGCCAAGGTCGATTTCACTGGCGATATCACTGGGTGAAAAGTTCGCCGCAACATCCCTGGCAAAGCCTTTCCAGTCGATTTGATCGGCAAGCTTTTCATAATTAATCTGGGCATTCACCCGCTCGGCAACATCGATAACCAGTTGCCCGTAGTCGGCAGGCTGGCGAGCGCGCTCGGTCTCAAGCATCATGCCGTAAACGCGATTGCTCACGTCCTGCACAAGCTTATCGTACAAGCCTCCAACTGCCGAAAGTAATGCTGACTGATCCATTTGCTTTCTCCTGTATAAAAACCAATCGATTGATTGGATAGCTAAAGTGTATATATAACCGAAACGCTTTGCAAGTTATCGCCTTTTCTTATCACCAGCAATTGCTCGCAGCAGGGACATTAAAACGTAGTTTTTAATCAAGGCCTTTACCAGGGCCCACTTCGACTCATGCATGCTCGGACTCCATCACAAGCCATTGATCCAAACAATCCCGAAGGGCGATTGCCTGCTCACGGGTTATCGGGCTAGAGCAATGAGCCTGAGTTTTCCAAAGAGTGAGCCACAAGCCGCTCTCGTGGTCGCTGAGCGTTATGCGCCCGTACTGACCGAGTTCAATTGATGAGTTCCATTCCATAACACTTTCTCCTTTCTATAAATCGAGCCCTAACTATACACTTTTTAAAAACCCGTGCAACCCCTCCGCATCGCCGACTCGCCAAACCGCATTAGGCTTTTCGTTTACCCCTCGCTTGGCAACCTCGACTACGCGATTAGCACGATAGCCATAAACGTCAGTATCGACCGAGCGCAGCACGCTCTCAGGCCAGTAATGCACAAGCAAGGCATAGCCAATGCCTGCTTCGCTGGCCTGATGAGCAAAGGCGATCTGATGGGGTGAGAGCGCAACCTTCGCCCCAGCGCGCACAACCTTCAACTCCAGCAACATGATGCGCCCCTCGAGCGCGATCATGACGTCAGGAAAACCCAGGGGCGATTTGCACTCAATCCTCATCGCTATGGAACAAGGGCCTTTCAACTGGGGCTGCACCCTTTTCCAAAAGTCCTTTTCTAATTTTCTCGGCATTGCTTAACCTTTCCAAAACGGTAGGCTTCGACGGTGCAACGGGTTCCACGTCCAGCACCTCACCCTGATCGGACACGATAGCAGGCTTGCTGCCCCCATAAAGCTTGCTGATTTCCTCAAGCTTTTTCATGACCTCTTCCTTGCTCATCGAGTCAATCGTGCCAACCCGGATTTCCTTACGCTCGACGTAAATCGTTCCCAGGGCCTGCCCTCGACGGTATTCAGCCGCAACCGCAGCCGAGTAAGCACCCGCAGCCAGGGCCATGTCCCTGATCCGTTGCATGTCCTTCATGTGCCGTTCAAACGAAGTGCCATGCTTGACGGCAAGCTCCGTTCTCAATTCCTGAATCGCCTGGACAATGTGGGGCGACTGATGGGGATCGGTAAGCTTCCTGGAGTGCCATTCAAGTGTACGTTCAGGATACCCCGCTCGCCTCGCCGCTTCCTTAAGCGTCACTTCCCCATCGCCCGTCACATACTCCCTAACGAACGTCCATTCTTGTTTAGTTAAGACCTTCTTCCTGACCTTCTTGGGCAATGGCGCAGTAATCCGCTTTTCAACGACCTCGGGACGCATCAAGGGGATCTGGTCTAACAGAGGCTTCTGATCCCGAAGCGGCACTTTAGGCGTGACTACGCCCGTGCTCACGTCGAACACCGAAGCACCAACGCCAACACCCCCAGAAACCCCCTCAGAACCGCTCCCATCCCATGAATTCACCGAATCCTTCTGCATACCCATTCCCCTTCCACAGAACCGCTCTGGCGCACCCAAAACTGCTTTCCCGGGTGCCTTGCGTAAAACGACTGCAATCCCGATCGCACTGCATTAGCCTCACCCATTGACCCTAGAACAAAGTAATCCCCAATCAGCATCTTTGCAAAAGGGTACTTTGCCCTACCTGTCGGTCCAAAAACAACACCCCAATCCCGGGGCGTGATCCCCGGCAAACGAATCTCTTCATCCTTCGCTTTACTCACCAAAAATCCCCTTTTTCCAATAGCTATAACACCGACCGTTCATCTCCCCCCACCTACCGCTCAATCCAACACATTACGTTGACACCAAACCCTGTATAGAGTGAACTTCTAGCGTTTTTTTTTTTTTTTTTTTTTTTTTTAATAAGTATTTTTATTTAAATTAATTCCGATAAAAAAAATTTTTTAGAAGTATAGTAATATACTGTAATGCCTCTATAACTCATTGATTCTATTGAAGAAAACACTATACGTCCCATAAAACCAACAACGTAATGTTCTGTAATAAATCGATTTCAACGTAATAAGTTCATTATACGCTTATACATATACAAATAGCAACTCCATTACTGTAATGAAAAAAGTACTGTCATATAGGAACCCAATGACTACGGTACTTCTTACACCATTACGTCTATTACTACACTTTCTAAGTTTTGAAAAAAAAAAATTTCAAACACAGAAAGTTCATCTAATACGCCTCTGGACGTAATAACCCCCACCCCCTTCCCACCGCTATAGCTTTTTATAGTGAATTTCACCCCAATTCCCACCACATATACACATACGTTTATTACGCCCATTTTTGACCCTTTTTGACCGCTCACCCCTCCCTACCTACCGTTCATCCCCTCCCACCACCCCAAAAATCTATAGCAATCAAGAAAAAAGACCCGTGAGCCATGGTTCAAATCAAATAGACCAAGGCTCACGGGCCTCCCAAATCTCCTCTCTAACCCGGTTAGAGAGGATGTGCGTGGGTGTGTGTGTGCCTACTGCACCGTCAGTCGCTGGTGTTTTTGACTCACGTGGTGCAGCAGTGCGGCGTGGACGTGTTCTCCGAAGACGACCTCTTGCACGTTCTCGACGTCGTTTTGATTCATCGGCGGACCTAAAAAAACCAATTTTTGTCCATCGGTCAGTGTTACGTAAACCACCTGAACCATAAGGCCCCCCGCAAAGGCCTCTAGAACGGCTTGTGGGAGCCTCTCCAGCTCGTTGATATCCATGTCAGCCAACCCCTTGTAAATAGTCCGCAGCCTCGGTATAGCCCGCTTTGCGGAGCATGTCGAGGCAATGGTCAAGCCTGCGCTCGCCGATGTCGAAGGCAAAGCTCTCGAAAAAGGGGAGTAGCTTATCCTCGTCGCCCTGCTTTAGCCGAAACCCTGCTTGGTGAGCCATGGCAATAAGATCAGGATTGTTCATTTGTTTCCTCCCCAAGCATCTTCATTCTGGAAGGATGACGAAGTTTCCTTAAGGCTTTAGCTTCAATTTGTCTGACCCGATCACGGGTGATGTCGAAAAGGGCACCTGTTTCTTCGAGGGTATAGTTGTGCCTTCCTTTAAGGCCGTACCGCAGCTCTATAATTTTTTCTTCTCGCGGTGTAAGGCTTTCCAAGACCTCAGAAACCTTTTCTTGTATTTCCTTTTTGTAGACCATATCCTCAAGGTTTAAAACTTCTTCCTCTCCTCCGTAGCTAAGTACGGACATCTGGTGTTTATCAAGCAGCACACGTCCTGTGTTGATGGTTAGAGTGTTCCAAAGTTGTTCCTCGGTCCATAGATCTTCCGGCAGTGCGCATAAGTAATCCAAGATCTTTTGTGCAACAAGTGTAAACGTCCCGTCTGATTTTAACGGGGAGTCTTTGAGGGACACCAAACCGTAAACGCTTGTCGATTGGATATTCGCCGTCTTACAAAAATGAGCAACCGACTGGAACCCAGCGTTTTCGATAGCACTGAGCAACAGGTTGTTCCTTATCTTTATATCAACTCGGTATTCCTTACCCATGATTGCGTCCCCTGGCTCGGATTGCTTGCGCGGCCACCTTTGTAATGTCTGACGCATATTCAGGATGTACGGCAAGCACATCACATACC